GCGTATACAGTATATTGTATACAATATTCAAAGGAGATGATAAAAATAAAAGTAGAAGCAAAGGATATTCCGTATATTCAAAAATTTATGACTGAATTTTGGAAAACTATAAAAGATTTCTATTCAGCCGAACTTACAGACGAATATTCCAAACAGGCTACTGATCGTCTGATAGAACTTGGAGAGTATGCGGAAATGTGTCCTGATGATAATGATAAACAGTTTATTAAGAATTGTCTAGTTGCTTTTAATAAATTATTAGATTCTAGGCAGAGGGAAGTGAGAAAGAATGTACAACACTAAGAATAAATACGAGCAGGGACAGGCGCTTAGAAGAGAAATCTACATGTATGTAGTAAGCTACTTTAAACTTGTTGGATACGCACCATCGGTCAGCGAGATTTGCGAGAAGGTAGACGCAAGCAGAGCTACCATCTGGAGACATTTAAACCAGCTTATTGATGATGGGTTGCTTAAAACAGCACACCCGAGTACTAATAGAGCCTATGCTCCGATAGGATATGGGTTCGGAAAGGTGAAGAAAAAAAATGAGTAGCAAGTTGAAAGTCAAGAAAAAGACCAGATTTCCTGTCCAGACTCCTAACCAGGCAGCTCAGGCGTTCGGGCGAGATATGCAGAACTGCCAGAGTCAACTTAAAGACATGAAGCAGAAAGCCTATGAAGATGGTTTTACCGTTGGTGAGGATTGGAGTAATACGATTAACACCGTCACAACTATGATGGCTCTGAGACGTTTATATGGCTTTTCTACGAAACGATTGCTGGATGTGGTAAGAACTGCCAATGGGTATGTTGAAATGGCAAACAGGGGTGAAATGAGCGTTCTGAGCATGATACAAGACATTGAAGAGAACACAGATGTAAGATTCGATGAGATGAATAAGAATCTGGTTAAGAAGATGGGAGTTTAAAATGAAATTTATAGATTTTTTCGCAGGAATCGGAGGATTTCGTAGGGGAATGGAATTGGCGGGGCATGAATGCGTTGGTTTTTGTGAATTCGATAAATTTGCTATTGCGAGTTACATCTCAATGCACTTGCTGACAGACGAGCAGCGAAAGGCATTGGAAGATATTCCTATCAAGAAAAGACAGAAAGAAATATTAAAGGAGGAATACAGAAATGGAGAATGGTACGCAAATGACATTAGAAGAGTGTATGCCGGAGACATTCCAAAAGCCGACTGCTGGTGCTTCGGATTCCCTTGTCAGGACATATCCGTTGCAGGAAAGCAAGCCGGATTTCAAGGAAACCGTTCAAGCCTGTTTTTCAGAGTTATGTACCTTGTCAGACAGCTCGAAGAAGAAAATAAACCCACTTACCTTTTCATTGAGAACGTTAAGAATTTGCTTAGTGTTAATGGAGGATGGGATTTCGCCAGACTGCTCATTGAAATGGAGCAGGAGGGGTATGATGCAGAATGGCAAGTGCTCAACTCCAAAGATTTCGGAGTGCCACAAAACCGGGAAAGATGTTTCATTATCGGACATCTTAGAGACAGAGACTCCGCAGAAGTGTTTCCTGTCGAAAGAGCAGACAGAGAAAATAGTGTTTCGTTAAAACTGTTTAGTTGTATAAATGGCAGAAATTCACAAAGAGAAAGGGTTTATGACAGTGGTGGACTTTCACCAACAATAAGCACGGTACCCGGCGGAAGTACAGAACCTAAAATAGCAATTCCAGTATTAACACCAGACAGGGCAGAGAAACGTCAAAACGGAAGAAGGTTCAAAGATGATGGAGAGCCGATGTTCACACTAACAGGACAGGACCGGCATGGAGTTGCAATCAAGGTTAAAGAAGCAACAAAACAAGGATATGCAGAGTGCAGAGTTGGTGTTGATACTGTGAATCTATCAGTTCCGGGTAGTAAGACAAGAAGAGGAAGGGTTGGGAAAGAGATTGCAAACACACTAGACACAAGCTGCAATCAAGGGATATTTGTTCAAGTGTCGGAAGAATTGGTTGTATATGCAGTCTGGTATGAAAAATATCAGTGTTACATAGCAATCCGGAAGCTGACACCGAAAGAATGTTTTCGGCTGCAAGGTTGGTCTGATGATTATTTTGAAAAAGCACAGTTCGTAAATTCTGACAGTCAGTTATACAAGCAGGCAGGAAACGGAGTAACTGTATCAGTGATTAAAGCAATTGCAGAGAAATTGAAATTAGGAGATGAACCAAATGGCTAAATGTACAGCATTTGAAATAAACAGTCTTGAAATGAGTGAGTTTAGGCAACTCATTAAAAAACATACACCACAAAAGCCGAAATTTATGCGTAACAGAAGCGACACTTGCTCAGTATGGGAATGCTGCGAATGTGGGAACGTATTTATAACTACCCACAGACCAGGAATTCTTGCTGGAACAGACATTGATTACTGTTCAAAATGTGGGCAGAGATTTGATTGGAGTGTGGATGAATAATGGAAAATACAGGACAATATCTACATTCAGAGAAATCATGGAGGACTGCACAATAGCGTGTCAGTTGCTTACATGGGGAAAGTGAGGATGAAAATGGAGAAATTAAAACCTTGTCCGTTTTGTGGAGAAGAGGCGCAAATTTTTACCGATGATGAAATGGGATATTTAGGTAATGCTCAGTATCTTGTAAGATGCGGTAACTGTCTTTGCGGTACAGGACATTATAACAATCCCGAATATGCAATAGAAGCATGGAATAAAAGAGCGAACAACGAGGAGGACGAAAAATGTTAATCAGAAGTCAGAATAAGGAAGTTTTAGCTACACTTGAACTTTTATTCGATATCGAAGTTTCGGGTGGAGTAATAAGTGCAAGAAGAGATATGAGTTGGTGCTGCTTGCTCGGAGAATATTCCACCAAAGCAAAAGCCATGAAAGTACTGGATATGATTCAGGAAGCCTATATGAAATTCGAAGCATCAAAAATCATCAGTACAGGATTAGCTGGTGCGACGTACACGGGAAGTTATGATACTCCTGAAAGCGTAGCTGCTGGAATTAAAGTGCTAAAAGATTATACGGAATTAATAAGAGAATCAGTGGTCTTTCAGATGCCAGAGGATAGTGAGGTGAAAGCATGACAAATGAGATGAAAAGGAAAAGAATTTCAAAATCTACGAGAGAGCAAGCGTATAAGAAATGCAATGGACATTGTGCATATTGCGGATGTGTACTTGACTATAAAGATATGCAAGTAGACCATGTAAAACCACTAAGAGTAGGAGGGAACGATGACATTTCGAATATGCTTCCAGCATGTAGAAGCTGTAATCATTACAAAGCCGCTCTTGATTTAGAGCAGTTCAGAGAATACGTATATCAGATTCCTAAAAGATTAAAGAGAGATAGCGTTCCATTTCAAGTCGGGGTCAGATTTGGAATCATAAAATATTCTGATGAGCCAGTGAGATTTTATTTTGAGGAGGACTAAAGATGGAAGTACCAATTTTCGAAAAGGAGGAAGAGACATGATTACATTCTTATTAGGATTCGCCCTTGGAATCATAGTCGGAGTGGTCGGTCTTGTATGCGTAGCGATCATGTACGATAAACACCACTCAGACAAATAGAAAGGAGAATGGTATGTTGACAAGGAACAAAAAGCTGAAAGACTACGGTATTCCAGCAGAGGACATTGAAAAACTGAATACGATGCTGAAAGACTTCCCGGCAGAGTACGGATACCTGCTTTCCAGTGCTGCCTTGTCAGCTTGCCAGAAAAACACGGTGATAGCGGATATGGTTATCGAGAATATCCTACACCGGAAAAGCTACAGGAAAATCAGCAAAGAAAGATATATCCCGATGAACCCGAAAGACTTCTACGGATACAGACGCAAGACCGTCGCTGTACTGTATGAGAGGATGCGGTTGTTGGGAGTGTGGGAGGATGAATAAATGCGTTTAATTGATGCAGACAAAATAATTGACTCTCTTGGAAATTCGGATATGGATTTTGCAATAGGTGCAGTTATTGACGAACAGCCGACAGCTTTTGACATTGATAAGGTTGTGGAGCAGTTGGAAACAAGAAAGACAAGAGCTGCCGCATTACAGAAAAAATATACATCAGAGTATTTTGAGGGTGAAACTGATGCGTTTGAATTTGCAATCAAAATCATGGAGGAGAGTGGAGTTGAATGAGAGAAATTCTTTTCAAGGCAAAGCGGATTGATAATGGAAAATGGGTTGAGGGATATTATACGGAATGTAATGGCAAGATATTTATTGGCATTAATATATTCATTTACAGTGATATATTTGAGGTTTTTCGTACTCCCTTAATTAGGTGGTTTGAAGTTGATCCAGAAACCCTCCGCCAGTTCACGGGACTTTATGACAAGAACGGCAAGAAAATCTGGGAAAATGACATTTTGATGGCACACTTGGACGAACTTTACCCGGAAGATGTGACATATGAAGCTATTCAATGGGGCATGGCAGGATGGGTAACACGCGAAGCCGGTAGCATAGACAGACAATATCTTGATAAATTTGATCTGGAACATTATGAAGTAGCTGGAAATACTTTCGACAATCCAGAATTATTACAGGAGGAACACAAATGAGCAGTGCAAGCGTAAGATTCGGAACAAAAGCGTATGTATGCGCAAGGTACTTCCTTAGACCAGGAAAGTGCTTCAAATACATCGACCAGCGTGGAGAAGATACCACGGAACACATCTATGAGGTCATGGCATTATATTCATACTGCGTCCTATTAAGAGATACCAGAAACGGAGTCAGGACTTGCCCGGGGTATAATACTTTAAGCCTGATGCTGAGAGGAAGTGAAGCGAGTGAGTAAATCAGTATTAGTGATTGACACACCAGAGAATTGCGGAAATGTAAATTTATAAGCGGATTTTGGTGCAGAGCGATGGGTGACAGAAGAGTTCCAAACAATGATGCAATCCCCGGATGGTGTCCATTGAAGCCATTGCCGGAGGAGAAAGAAGAGGAATATTGGAGAAGTAAACTTAGTTTTGCATGGATTCGAGGTTGGAACACTTGTATTAGCAAAATTAAAGGAGGAAACGCAGATGGTTGATTTAAGAAATACATGTATCTTGGTTAAGACAGAAGAAGAAAATGAAATGCTTCTCAAAGAAGCTGAGAAGCAGGAATTTCATTGGTATTCGAAAGGCAATTGTAAACCATTACCAGGACAACATTTTCCAGATATTTTAAAATTTTGTAATAACAAAGATGTGGTGCACAGCGTACGTATCGGAGTAGAGTGTGATGCTTTCTACGAAGCTTCAGAACTCTTCGGGACAAAAGAAATGACGGCAAGAGAGTTTGCTAATCGTATTGCAGATATAAGCAATTGCAACGGAGATTGTTCAGAATGCGTATTGTACTTCACGAACACTAAGTGTAACCGTAGTTTGTGTAATGTCTGCAACTGGAAAGATGACATTGATGAACTTCTTGAAATTGCGAAAGCAGGAAAAGCGACAGTTCTTACGCCTAAAGAGAAAGCAATTGAAGATATTGAAAAATTTATCGAGAATCCAGACCGCACAGCGTTGAATGATGAATTTGTAGAATCGCTGAAGTTGGCGGTAGAGAAGTTGAAAGAGGTGGAATGATGGAAAAGATAATAATTGACGATATGATAAAAGCCCTTAAATGCGTTGCCAGCCAAGATGCCGATGGCGATTGTTATGCAGATCACGAAAACTTTATGCATATAGAGGATGAAAAGCATAAACGCATTTTATGTGAAGCTGGCGAATATTTAAAAGATTATATCAGCGGTAAAGATGCTGTTGGTTGTCCGTATCATCAAAATACTTACGGCCGTTGCTTTGAATATGGGAGGTTATCTTGGTTAAAAGATGTCGCAGAACTATTGGAAGAATTGAAGTCTTATAAAGAGTTAGAAGAACGTCTACATAAAATATTCGGAGAAGAATCTACATTTTCTCTTGCTGATGTAATTGACACTCTGGAAATGAAACTTTCTGAGCCAGATAAGAAACATCCCGTAAACGCAAGAATTTTGACTTATGAAGAAGCGGATAAATGGGAAGAATATAAAAACTTAGAGGAACAGGGCTTGCTTGTGAGATTGCCGTGTAAGGTTGGAACAGAAGTTTTTTGCTATTTTCCAGGAGACAGTCATTATACAAAATGTCAAATTAAAAAAATAGAAATCTGTCAAAGCATATTTGGAAATATATGTTACTTTGCAGAGTCAGTTGCACAAAGGGGACGTTGTTGCAGATATTATGACAATGAATTTGGAAAATTTTTATTTCTCACCCGTGAAGATGCTGAGAAAAAATTGGAGGAGTTAGAAAATGAAATTTAAAGAATTCGTAAATTGATGTAATGAAAGAGCATGTGATGGATGCTGAGGAATGCTGACAGCTATGGCGCGTATTGATTTAATAGGTGAAGTTAAAAAAGTTCCGTTTTGGAAAAGAGAGAAATTTTGGAAAGAAAATTACGAGCAGCAGGTATTAGATGAGATTATTAATCCGATAGAGAAGAAGTTGGAGGAGATGATTAAATGAATCTTAGAAAAGCTACACTAACCGACTATGGAGTGCCGCCGGACGATATACCGGCGCTTCAAAGTCATTTCAGACACCTTGACGAAAATGACAAGTACAATCTTATGCAAGTGTCAATCAAATATGCACCAGGTATAGAAACGCAGATATACGACAGCATAGTGAACTGCATAGGATACCGGACTATGGAACGATTCCGAGATATGCCAGTATCCGAAAATGATTTCTACGGATACAAGCGCAAAACTATGGCAGAATATTATCACTTGGCAAAATTGACCGGAAGATTATAAAATTGATAAAAACTAAAAGTGGTGTAGAGGTACATAACCCCTAGTGTGGTATTATAGTATATATAACTATAACTATGCTAGGGTGTTTTAATTCAGAAAGGATATGATTGGATGTTGATAGGATGGCAAACGAGGAAAATTTAAAACCATTTACAAGCAATCAAAGCCATGAGGAAGCCGTGAGAAACGGACAAAAAGGCGGTATTGCATCTGGATATTCTAGGCGACAAAAAAAAGCCCTTTCTGATTATGTAAAAATTATAGCCGAAAGTCCTGCATCAAGTACTGCAAAAAAGAAACTTGCAAAAATGGGGATTGCTGACGAAGACGCAAATAACATGGCAGTCGTAGCAACTTCTCTGTATAAAAAAGCGGCAGATGGAAATATACAGGCTATCGAAAAATGGGAGCAGCTAACAGCAGCTTCAAAAGACGATGATGAAAAATATGAACTTCCTGCCAGAGTACTTGGCAAGGCATTCGTGGATATTAACCGACAGATTAAGCCCAACATTGAATATGTATTTGAGGGCGGTCGAGGTGGTCTGAAATCTTCATTCGTAGCTTTTAAGATTGTTGAGCTTATCAAGAATAACCCTCAGATGCACGCCTGCATTACAAGACAGGTGGCTGGTACTCTGAAAGATTCTGTATATGCCAACATGAAGTGGGCTATCAATGAACTGGGATTGATGGAAGAATTTGAATGTAAGGTGTCACCACTTGAGATCAAGTATATTAAGACGGGACAGACGATATACTTCCGTGGTTTGGATGATGAAACCAAGCTAAAATCTATTAAGCCGGAGTTTGGATATATCGGAATCCTCTGGAAAGAAGAAAAAGATCAAATGAAGGGAGATGCTCAGGAACGTTCTGTTAATCAGTCAGTGCTTCGTGGCGGCGATGAATCCTATGATTTTTCATCGTATAACCCGCCAAAATCAAAATCAAACTGGGTAAACAGGATTAAGCTCATACCTAACCCGAAAAGAGTTATCCATCATTCGAGTTATTTGGAAGCTCCGGCGGAGTGGCTCGGACAGAAGTTTATTGACGATGCAGCGCACCTGAAAGAAATCAATCCAGAAGCCTATGAGCATGAATACTTGGGCGTTCCGAATGGTGACGGCGGAAACGTATTTGAATATCTGGAGATTAGAGATATTACAGATGAAGAAATCAGTCGCATGGATCGTATTTTCGCTGGCGTAGATTATGGATGGTACCCGGATGCCTTCTGCTATCTCCGAACTTATTATGATTCTGCCAGAGAGAAAATATATCTGATTGACGAATTGTATGTAAATAAATGGAGCAACTCCAAGACTGCTGATTGGATCAAGAAAAAAGGCTATGACGATTATACGATGATATGTGATTCTGCGGAACCTAAGTCTGTGAACGACTTCCGGGATGCCGGACTCCCTGCAAGAGGAGCAATCAAAGGCCCGGGGAGTATCGAGTATGGTTTTAAATTTTTACAGACAAAGACCATAGTTATTGACCCCAAGCGAACGCCGAACGCATACAAGGAAATCACAGAATATGAGTATGACAGGGACAAAGAGGGAAATGTAATAAGTGGCTATCCTGATGGAAATGATCATGCAATCTCGGCGCTTAGATATGCTTATGAACCATTGTTTAACAGGAGGGGGTACAGTGCATAATGAGTAAAATAGGAATAGAACTACCGAAAGAGTATTCGGACAGATTTGACAAATTACGCCAGAATCGAGTAGAAGTCAGCTTTTATAAATATGGCACAGCAGCAGACAACTTTGGAATGAAATTAGTAGATGCACTTGAATCACATGATATGTGCATTAAAAAATATAAAGAAACTGGAAACACAGAATATCTTTGCGATGCAGCAAATTATCTCATGTTTGAATTTATGTATCCACAGATTCCGAATGCATTTTTCAAAGCAACAGATAGCGGAGAGAGTGCCGGAGTTGCCGGAACACCAATAAATCAGCTAAAAGAAAAATGGTGACTAAATGGGACTTATAACAACGCTAAAAAGGTGGTTTAACATGATTTTCAAAAAACAAGCCGAAGAGGACTTTAATATCCAGGCGGCAGAATTCCCAGAGATGGAAGCGCTGATTAACCGGTGTGCAAACATTTACAGGGGTGCGCCGGAATGGCTAGATGATAAGAATAACATCAAGACGATTAATTTTGCAAAATCTGTGTGTTCTGAGACTGCCAGACTTGCAACACTGGCGATCGGCATTCAGATTGACGGCTCTACAAGGGCAGCATGGTTGCAGGAGCAGATTGATAAGGTATACTTCCAGATTCGGCACTGGGTGGAATATGGCTGCGCTTACGGAACCGTGTTCATTAAGCCGAACGGCGAGAGCCTTGACGTATTCACTCCGGCAGATGTGATGATTGTGAATTACGATAATCAGGAAATCAAAGGGATTATATTTAAGGATTCTTATACAGTTGGACGGAAATATTATACACGGCTTGAATATCATAGATTTGTTGAGACTACCGTGAATGGCGTGACAACCTATCCGTACTATGTTTCAAACAGAGCTTATGTGTCAAAATCTCCTCAGTCAATTGGTGACAAGATTGACCTTAAACAGACCAAGTGGGCTGACCTCATGGCAGATACGCCGCCGATACTCAAGGCGAACGGTGAGAAGCTGGACGGACCTCTGTACGGAGTACTGCGGACACCGCAGGCGAATAACGTGGATATTAACGCACCATTGGGTTTGCCAATATTTGCCGAAGCCATTGAGGAGTTAAAAGACCTCGACATTGCATACAGCAGAAACGCCGGAGAGATTTTTGATTCGCAGAAGATTGTTCTGGCAGATGATAGGCTACTGATGCCAAGCGGTACACCTGTAGCAGCCATGTCGCCACAGGGCATGGAGAACAGACGTAATGAGATGAACTTACCGCACTTTGTCAAGAACGTATTCGGACAGGATGAGAAAGAGTTTTATCGAGAAATCAATCCGATTCTAAACACAGATACCCGTATAGCCGGCATAAACGCCATTTTAAGCCAGTTAGGGTACAAGATTGGATTCTCTAACGGGTACTTCGTTTTTAACGAATCTAGCGGCATACAGACAGCCACAGGAGTAGAAGCGGAACAGCAGAGGACAGTGCAGTTCATTAAAGACGTTCGAGACAAACTGGAATTCTGTCTGAACGAAGTTATTTACGCATTGAATGTCTACGCTGACCTGTACGGGCTTGCACCTGTCGGAGCATACGAAGTCAATTATGATTTTGGAGACATTCTCTATGTCAGGGAAAATGACCGCGCGAGATGGTGGCAGTATGTGACCACTGGCAAAGTTCCGGCATGGTTGTATTTCGTGAAATTTGAAGGAATGACGAAAGACGAGGCGGTAGCAATGGTTAAAGAAGCCCAGCCAGACGAACCAAAACTGTTTGGAGATGAGTAATTATGTTAAGCCCAGAATATTTACGCCGGATAACAGAGGGCAGTGAACAGATAGCAGAAGAACTGCATCAGTACATCATCTCTGAGATTGTGTCGAGAATGATGGCAAGAATCGGCAGAGGTGAGGATTATATTCTGACCAATGCCGATGCGTGGAGAATCAGAACACTACAGGAATCTGATGAGCTGCTAGAGGACATTCTGGCAGAATTATCCAGATACACCAAACGCGAACAGCAGGAACTCCTTGAAGCGTTTGAAGATGCCGGAATCACTGCTCTCGATTATGATGATAAGATATACAAGGCGGCAGGATTAAGCCCTGTACCGCTCGAACAATCACCGGCTATGATAAGACTCATGGAGCGAAATATGCTTGCGACTATGGGAGAGTGGAAGAACTTCACAAGGACAACTGCAAATGCGGCTCAGGCGTTGTATATCAACCAGTGTGACCTTGCATACAATCATGTGATGACTGGAGCAGTTGGGTATACACGAGCCATCAAAGAGGCGGTTAATAACGTTGTGAGTGATGGTGTTACGGTCACATATCCATCTGGCAGAAAAGACATGATCGAAACAGCAGTCGCACGTTCTGTCAGAACTGGCGTGGCTCAGGCTACTGGAGATATATCCCTCAAACGCATGGAAGAGATGGGCTGGGATTTAGTTCTGGTCAGTGCTCACATGGGAGCCAGAACAGGTGACGGTGGTGAGAACCCGGGAAATCACGCATGGTGGCAAGGAAAGATATACTCTCGTTCTGGCAAGAGCAAGAAATTTCCGCCGTTCTCATTGACCGGATACGGAACAGCAAGCGGACTGTCAGGAGTTAACTGTCGGCATAGCTTTGGGGCAAGTGACGGGGAATTTAATCCTTATGCAGAACTATCAGCACAGGATAAAGCCGACAAAGGCAAACAGTACGAAAAGGAACAGCGGCAACGTACTTACGAGCGAAGAATCCGAAAGGCAAAGAGAGAAGTCCTTGGAATGCAAACGGCGGTTGACAACTGCAAGGACGAACAGGCAAAATTCGCATTACAGCAAGACCTTGACAGGAAATCTTATCTTTTACAGAAGCAGAATTCAGCGTACAAAGATTACTGCAAAGACAATGATCTAAGAGAGCTGCAAGACCGACTTATGATAGCTAAATGGAACCGCCAGAACGCCGCAAAAGCCAGAGGAGCGGCAAAGAGATATAAAACAGCAAAGGGGATTGACTGATGGATAGATGGGAATATTTCAATCCTAATCCTGTTAAGGACAAGAGAACGGGAGATTGCGTTGTCCGGGCAATATGTAAGGCAACCGGGCTTGATTGGGAAACGGTTTTTACCGGATTAATGATACAGGCATGCGCTCTGTCAGATATGCCAAGCGCAAATTATGTCTGGGGAGCGTATCTCTACAAACATGGGTACAGACGCAAACTGATTGAACAATCAGAACGATATATCTATACAGTCAATGATTTTTGCGCAGATCATCAGACAGGCACATACATTCTCTGCATAGATGGTCATGTGGTGACAGTACAAGAGGGCAAATATTTCGATACATGGGATTCCGGAAATGAAGTCCCGGTATATTACTGGGAAAAGGAGTAGCTAAATGAGCATATCAGAATTTGTACAGATTTTCCTTTCTATCTGTGGAGGGGTGTCTATTGTCGGAGGGGCGGCAGCAGTAATCTTTAAATGGATTACACCGGCATTTCGACTTAATAAGCGAGTAGAGACACTGGAAGAACATGATAGACGAGATTGTGAAAGTCTTCGGAGAATCGCAGAACGAGATTCATTAATTCTGGAAGTGTTATCAACCATGCTGGACAGTCAGATCAGTGGGAATAATGTGGAAGAATTAAAAAAAACAAAACAGAAGCTTACAAATTATCTTGCGCAGAATCAACGTTAGCATTAGTAAGGGGTATGCTCATGAAATTATATGTGTTCACGAAGAAAGATATAGACAGATTCTTGATAGAGTGTAATTTCACACCGGACGAAGAAAGATTGTTCCGACTGAGATGTAAAGAACATACGCTCGAATACTGCGCTGAGCAGATGAACGTGAGTATATCTACGGCAAAACGGTTAAGCCGCCGGGTGAACAATAAAATAATTAAAGTGTGCTGATACTTTTTGGATACTAATTAGAGCCAGAAACGACCTGTTTCCGGTTCTTTTTTTATGTAAAAATATAATCAGAAAGGCGGTGTATAAGATGGCATTATATAACAATCCTTATCAATATAGCTTTGGCGTTCCGGGACAGATGAATCAATTTCAGCAACAACCTGTCCAGATGCCAGCTCAACCAGTACAACAGCAGCAGAACAATAATGGTATCCTGTGGGTATCCGGCGAAGTCGGCGCAAAATCCTATCTGGTAGCACCTGGGACAAGCGTTTTACTGATGGATTCAGAGAGTGAAAAGTTCTACATAAAATCCACAGATGTATCCGGTATGCCACAGCCACTGCGGACATTTGAATACCACGAGGTAGGCTCTCAGATGCCGCCTAAACAGCCTGTTCAGAACATGGACAGTAAATATGTCACCAGACAGGAATATGACGATTTAAAGGGCAAATACGAAGCTATCATAAACCGATTAAATTCTTTTTCTGAACCTGTTAGGGCTAATACCGTACAGGAATCAGCAATCAAGGGAGGAAATGCAGATGAGTAATCCATTATTTAATGCACTTGGCGGTGGGATGCCGCAGGGTAACGGACCAATGCAGATGATGCAGCAGTTTATGCAGTTTAAACAGAATTTTAAAGGAGACCCGAAGGAAGAAGTCCAGAAGATGTTACAGTCTGGAAAGATTTCTCAACAGCAACTTAATCAAGTTCAGCAGATGGCAGGGCAATTCCAACACATGTTGAAAGGAATGAAATAGTACATTACAATCTGGCCAGATTGATGTAAATACACAAAAAGGAGATTATATTATGGATGGAAATTATAGCTTAGCAGATATTGCCGCTGCTACTGGAAACGGTAGAAATAACGACGGCATGTTTGGCGGAGATGGTAGCTGGTGGATTATTGTTTTATTCATTTTTGCTTTCTTCGGATGGGGAAACAACGGATGGGGCAATAACGGCAATGGCGGCGGATATGTAGCCACAGCAGCTACTCAGGCAGATATTCAGAGAGGATTTGATAATTCCGCAGTAATCAGCAAACTTGACGGAATCAACAGTGGTCTCTGTGATGGCTTCTATGCCATGAATAACGGTATGCTTACCGGTTTTAATGGAATCAACACAAACATCATGCAGACTGGCTTCGGCATTCAGCAGGCTATTAATGCCGATACTGTAGCGAATATGCAGAACGCCAATGCACTCCAGGCTCAGCTTGCGAACTGCTGTTGCGAAACCAGGGAAGCTATTCAGGGCGTGAACTACAACATGGCGCAGAACACCTGTGCATTACAGAACACCATGAACAACAACACAAGAGACATTATTGACAGCCAGAACGCTGGAACAAGAGCCATTCTTGATTATCTTTGCAATGAAAAAATTTCTAACTTGCAGGCTGAAAACAATGATCTCAGACGCGCTGCTTCTCAGGACCGCCAGAGCGCACTTCTCACAACTGCAATGGCTTCACAGACACAGCAGCTTATTAATGCGATTAATCCGGCACCGATTCCGGCATATCAGGTTCCTAATCCGAACACATATTACGGATGCGGATGCAACACTGGATGTAATTGCTGATAACTTCATATCGAGAGTATCTTTCGATCGATTCGGATGTCGGCTTATGCCGTATTACACAGAGGGGCAGGCTGAGACCTGTCCTTTTGTGATATGAAAGGAGTATTTTTATGGCAGAATTTACAAATGTAGCTGCTCAGACTGTAGCAGCAAATGGAAACGTAGTATTTTCAAACACAGCAGTTAAAGGGTCTAACTGCATTCAGCACAGAGAGGGAAGCGGAATCATTACACTGAGAGGTTTAACCAATCAGTGTAAAGCTAGATTCTTCGTGGACTTTTCTGGTAATATCGCAATTCCAACGGGCGGTACTGTCGGAGCTATTTCTCTGGCTATTGCAATCTCTGGCGAACCTGTATTATCTTCACAGATGATTTCCACACCGGCAGCAGTAGACCAGTATAATAATGTGTCCTCTGGCATTTATATTGATGTACCTCGTGGATGTTGCGTTAACATCGCAGTAGAGAATACAAGCGATCAGGCTATTTCTGTTGCGAACGCAAATATTGTCGTGACTAGAGAAGCGTAGGAGGTGTGATTATGAGAGATATTAAAGACTTATGCGCAAGAATCGAAGATGAACTTTCCAAAATCGCTGACAATGGACTAACCACCGGAAATCTGGAAATGACATACAAGTTGATTGATATGTACAAAGATATCAAGAATACGCAGTACTGGGATAAGAAAGCGGAGTATTATAACACTGTTCTTGATGAGATGCGTGGCGGATACAATGACGATTACAGTGAACGTGGAAGAAAGCGTGATAGCATGGGGAGATACAGCTCAAATGATGGCAGAATGATGCCAGATTACGACAGGAGCAGTTCTTATGCCAGACGCGGTGAACATTATGTCAGAGGGCATTACAGTCGTTCTGATGGGCGAGATGCTTACGATGACTATATGACGCAGAAGCAAAGCTATCGTTCCGGCAAGTCTGAAGACTGCAAGAGGAAGATGCTTGCCGCTCTGGAGGAACATCTGGACGAACTTACAACAGAAATGAGCGATATGTCGAAGGACGCAGAGTGCCGGGAGGAACGTGATCTTGTCAAGAGATACGTGGAAAAACTTCGCGATATGCTCTAAAAACGCAAAAAGTGGTAGAGAGGTAGTTAAAATAAATCTGTTATAATGTAATTGTGCAGCAGGAAGCACAACGGTTGTTTTAACATTTTCGTTTTATCCTCCTTTCTTAAAGTAGCTGGTACACACGCTTTAGCGGAAAGTTTTAAACAGGTTCGAATCCTGTCGTGTGTATTTGCCGTCTGACGTGCAAGATGGCATACCTCCTTGATTAAGGTTTTTGTTATTCATACTTTTCTTTAAAAAAAGAATAAATATCCGAAACAACTCGTGGTAGGCATAACACGATAAATACCTTGCTAACCCGGGAATCCGGGTTAATGGAATATAGCTCAGTTGGTAGAGCATCTGACTGTTAATCAGAGTGTCACAGGTTCGATTCCTGTTATTCCAGTTACCCTGCCAGTGGTCTAACTGGCTTAATCCATTACCTGCGGCGGCAGGTCAATAAACACGACCAGGAGGATGTTATGCAGAAACTTATTGACACACTTAAATCATTTGGAATTGAAATCCCGGAAGATAAACAGGCAGATGTGAAAAAAGCACTCTCTGAGCATTACAAGAATGCTAAAGAAATAGCGAAAACTCTGTCAAAAGTCGAGGGAGAACGTGATGGCTGGAAAGAACGTGCTGAGACAGCAGAAGAAACCTTAAAAGGTTTCGACGGTATTGACCCGGCGAACATTCAGACAGAGCTTGCTGAATGGAAGAAGAAAGCCGAGGACGCGGAGAAAGAATTCAATGCGAAAATCTACGAAAGAGATTTTGACGATGCTCTTAAAACTGCATTGGAAAATGTTAATTTTTCATCTCCAGCAGCTAAAAGATCTGTTACCGCTGATATCAAATCAGCTGGTCTTAAGCTTAAGGACGGAAAGATTCTTGGACTTAATGATCTGCTTGAACAGATGAAACAGGATGAACCTGATACATTTGTAGATGAAAGTCAGCAGCAGGCCCAGCAGCAACAGGCGAGATTTGCAACAGCGCGGATTGGACATCAGCAGACACCGGGAAACATGACAAAGAAAGATATCGAAGCAATCAAAGACCCGTCCGAGAGACAGGCTGCAATTGCTCAGAATATCCAGTTATTCCAGTGATTTTTTTACACCGACTATACGCCAGAGTATAGCCGCTAACCCAATACCTTAATAGTTATGGGTAGAAAGGATTTTTTATATGGCAGCAAAAGCTAATCTTATTATGAGTAATGATATTCAGGTCACAGCGCGTGAGATTGACTTTGTAACCAGATTCGAAAGAAACTGGGAACACTTACGCGAGATTCTCGGTATCATGCGTCCAATCAAAAAGACACCCGGAGCGGTTCTTAAATCAAAATACGCAGAAGGCACATTGCAGGATGGAAATGTTAAAGAGGGTGAAGAAATCCCTTACAGCAAATTCACTGTAAAAGAGAAGCCTTATGCAGAAATGAGTATTGAGAAGTACGCAAAGGCTGTATCTATCGAAGCAATCAAGGATCACGGTTATGAGAACGCTGTTCAAATGACTGATGATGAATTCCTTTTCCAGCTTCAGACCAATGTTACTGAAAGATTTTACAACTATTTGAAAACAGGTACTCTCTCATTTACAGAAACCACTTTCCAGATGGCTCTGGCAATGGCTAAGGGTCGTGTAGAAAACAAATTCAAGCAGATGCACAGAAATGTGACTGGTGTTGTTGGATTTGTAAATATCCTGGATGTGTATGAGTATATCGGTGCAGCTGATATCACTATTCAGAACCAGTTCGGGTTCCAGTATATGAAAGACTTCTTGGGATTCAATACAATCTTCCTGTTATCTGAAAGCGAAATCCCAAGAGGACAGGTTATCGCTACACCTGTTGAGAACATCGTTCTTTATTACGTGGATCCGAACGAGTCCGATTTCGCAAGGGCAGGACTTGTATACACTGTATCTGGTGAGACAAATCTAATCGGATTCCACACACAGGGTAACTACCACACAGCAGTATCCGAAGCATTTGCAATCATGGGACTTACCCTCTTTGCAGAGTACATTGATGCTATTGCTGTCGGAACCATCAACGCAACTCAGACACTTGGAACTCTCACTGTAAACTCCACAGCAGGAAGTAAGAGTGGAGATACAAAAGTGACTGTCACTCCGGCAAAAGTAAGCGCAGGAAATGTGTATAAGTACAAAGTTGCATCATCTGAGACTTCTGTAGACTACGGACAGAATGTAAAGAACTGGAGCGCGTGGGATGGAGAATCTGACATTACCGCAACAACAGGGCAGGTAATCACAGTGGTTGAGTGCGACAGTACCTATAAAGCACTGAGTGCCGGACACGCAACTGTAACAGCAAAATGATAAACGTAGGAGGTAACTGGCATGGCTTATGCAGATTATAAATTCTATACAGAATCATTCGGCAATGTCGTGCCAGAAACCGACTTTCCGCGACTGGCAGAAAGAGCCAGTGATTTTGTAGATACAATGACATTTGACAGGTTGGTGGACGGACTGCCGAAAAACGAACGCTCACAGAAGCGCATCAAAAAGGCGGTCTGTTCATTAGCTGAATTAATGTATCAGATTGAACTTGCTGAGAAGAATGCTACCAATGCCGCCGCCAGTGGAATATCAACCACAATCGGGTCCGGTGGTAGCATTACAGGCATTGTAACCTCTGTATCATCCGGCAGTGAATCCATTTCCTACGCAACTCCTCAGCAGATCGGAGCAAGTGCAAAGGAATGGAGTGCAGTATACAGTGTTGCTGGAGATACGCAGAAAACGAATGATTTACTTCTTAAGACAGCTTTACCGCTTCTGATGGGAGTAAGGACGGATGAAGGGATACCGATTTTATATGCAGGATTTCAAGGTTGATATCTTAGGCTCTGAATGGAGCGTGAAGTTCGGGAACAAGAAACAATATCCGAGTCTGACAAATGCAGATGGCTATACTGATTTATCAACACGGGAAATTGTGGTTGATGACATGGAGGCATCGCAGGGACAGATTGGATTAAAAGCAGACCTTAAAAGTTATCAGAAGCAGGTTATTAGGCACGAAATCATCCACGCATTTCTGATGGAATCTGGACTTGATTCTAATTCAAATAGTGCTGACAGCTGGGCTACAAACGAAGAAATGGTTGACTGGTTTGCTATTCAGTCACCAAAAATTTTTAAAGTATTCAATGAACTTAAATTGATGTGAGGTGATAATAATGGACATTACAACATTAGGCTCATGCGTAGCAATCGTTATGATCTGTTACATCGTAGGAATGGGCTGTAAAGCATCAAAAAGAATCTCTGATGAATGGATTCCAGTAATCATGGCGGTTATTGGCGGGATTCTTGGAGCGGTCGGAATGGGAGTTATCCCGGATTTCCCGGCATCGGACTATATCACGGCAGTTGCGGTCGGTATGTTTAACGGATTGTCGGCAACCGGAGTGAATCAGGTTATTAAGCAAAGTATTATGAAAGAGTGATTTTATGGGTGGACGTGGTGGAAGCAGTGGATTAAACAACGAGAAGCCAGTTTCTAAGTTAATGTCAAAAGTATATTTCAACTCTGCAAAGAAAAGTGACGCACTCAGAGGAAGTGGAATTGTCAAGAAAGACAATAAACTCGAGAAGGTCATTAATTCAGAAAACACTAGCTATTTTAAGTCAATCAAGACAAAGAGTGAAGCAGTAAAGACAATGAATTATATAAATGACAGATTGAGTGAGAGTAAAAGGAAAATCGCAAAACTTGGAAGTGCAGAGGCGTTATTTAAAAATCAAAGACTTGCTATAGAACATCGAAAATTAGTCAATGCCAGTACAGCCATGAGAGATGAATTGCACAAATTTTCAAAGGCTTCTGAAAAAGGCGATACAAGTGCTTTGCACGATACAAGCCGTACTACCACCACTTATGACAGAGCCAGAAAGCGCAGAATGAAAAACTTTGATTCGTGGTTCTTTGGAAGTGGAAAGAAGTAATCTATGGCAAACCGAGAGACGAGTATAGCTTACGAAAATCTAAACCGCCGTATCTTTCCCGGCGTTGGTGAATACGGCATACCGCAGTTAGAACCGGAATTATTCGAGGGTAACTGTGAGTTTGTCGGATTCAATTACGCAAGAGGTAAATGCAGTAATCCAGAAGGGAAAGCGGTTCATTTCTTCCTGGATGATTACCAGTTTGACGCATTATGGAGGAATCCAGACAGATATGTTGATAAGCTGAGCCAATTCCGGTATGTTCTAACACCGGATTTTAGTACCTACACCGATTTCCCAAAAGCTATCCAGATTTATAATCATTATCGCAAACATTGGATTGGCGCATATCTGCAAGAATATGGTTGCAATGTAATTCCGGCAATCTCATGGAGTACGCCAGATTCTTACGATTGGTGTTTTGACGGTGAGCCAGAGGGCGGAACGGTTGCGGTAAGTTCGGTTGGATGCATGAACAGTTTAGGCAAAAAACGCCTATTCTTATCTGGCTATAATGCTATGATTGAACGATTGCATCCAGAAAGTATTATTTTCTACGGAAAAGTCCCGGAAGAGTGTAAGGGTAATATTGTTAGAATTAAGGCATTTTCTGACAAATTTAACGAGGTGAAGTGTAATGGGTGGTAGAGGCGGCACAAGCGGTTTCGGAAGTGGAAGTGTTGTCATACATAAGCAAGCCGAGCCAAACAAACAGGGCTATTCCTATTATATGACTGGAACAAGAAATGTAATATCGAACTGGGACGATGAGGGTAATTATCATGCCAAGGGAATCTCCAAGAAAGAGGATGTTAGACAACGCTTTGACAGCGTAGAAGAAGCCATTAAATACGCAAAGAAGAACAGATATAAATATTTAAAACTGTAAAAAGGAGGGTATCATGTATGAAAAAACAGTGACGATTTTCAATTATTACGAAAGCAAAACGACTGGAGATGCGTACTGGTATCCTCATGTTTTATCTGGCGTCGACCTCGTTACCGACAAAGGAGCAATCCTTAAAAAGTACGGGCCAGACGCAACAGACAACGCACAGTTGCACGTACGCTATACCGCCCAGAATGGCGATATAACAATTATTGACAAGGATGTCAAGATTCTCCCATGGGTACCGCCTAAGGAGTGGAAAAGACAGATTAACAACGCTCTGGAGGATACTATTACATTCTCAGATGAATCGTTCTTCTGGGAGGGTGAGTGGACTGGTGGAACGATAACTGACAGTGATTATCGAAATGGATTCTATCAGTACATGAACGAGAACAAGGATAACGTGTTCAAGATTACCAGTGTAGGTGGTCCATATACACTGATTCCGCATTTTGAAATTCTAGGTAAGTAATATGAGTAAAATTCATCATTTTAAAGGATTCTCTGTAGTTGACGGAGATATGAAAATTAAACTGAATATGGATAGATTTTCCAGACAGTACCAAGAAGCCCAGTACCTCCTTGATGGAATGGTCATGGACAGTATGGTTCCGTTCATGCCGATGATTACAGGGGACTTTATCAACCGAACAAGAGTTGAGAGTGCATCCTTGCAAGGAACTGGGAAAGTATGCGCTGCGGCAACTCCTTATGGGCGTTTTCTGTATGAGGGAAAAGGAATGGTTGATGAGCAGACCGGAAGCCCTTACGCAAGGCGTGGAGCAAAAAAAGTACTTGTTAGCCAGTATTCCGGCCAGACAGCGGCAAAGGAGAATCTTGAATACACCAGACAGGCGCACCCACAGGCACAAGCCCATTGGTTTGATGCCGCAAAGCGACAATACGGCAGCACATGGATTCGCAAAGTAAAAGCACAAGCAGGAGGTGGACGACATGGCAGATAAGCCAATTGGCAAAGATGCAACCGGATATGAGATTTTGACAGATGCTATGAAAGCACTTCTGAATCAGTATCCAGGGCTATACGAAAATGAAACAATCAAATTTGAAGAACTCGGCAAAGAATCCGGAATCGCTTTCTCAGCAGACAACGGAGCTTTAGTCTATTCGGAAAAAGAAGATGTATGTGGAGTAATGCATCAGGTATGCCAGTACCCATTTTATGTAGTGTACCGAACAGCATCCGACAAAGAACGGCAGAAGTTATCTGTTCAGAAGTTCCTGGATAATCTCGGTAAATGGATATGTCGGGAACCAGTTGTCATAAACGGCGCTGAGACACGCTTATCTGCGTTTCCAGAGCTTTCACAGGGGCGAGTGATAAAACGTATAACCCGTGATAATTCCTATGGTTTAGAGCCACAGGAGAGTGGCGTACAGGACTGGTTATTGCCATTATCGGTACGGTACGAAAACACTTATGAAGTAATATAACGTAACAACCGGCTATCAATTAGAGATAGTCGCTAACCTACACAGCCTTTTAAAAGTTATAGGCAGAAAGGACATTTCTATGCCAGTTACAGGAAAAATTGACCGTAAATATATGGCTCATTATATTGATTCAGGTTCCCTCTGCGGAGGACTGACACCGAAATATGAGCGTCTTGGAAAAGATCTGGAAGAGTATAACGTAGAACTCAATCCAGATACTGAAACATCTAAAAACATTCTCGGAGAATCCACATTCAAGCATAACGGCTACGAAGCTTCTTCTGACGCTGATCCGTTTTATGCGGATACCACATCAGACTTGTTCGAAAAGCTTCAGCAGATCGTTGATGAACGTCTTAAAGACGATAATTTGAAAACAAGTGCAGTTGAAGTACATCTCTGGAAAGAAGCAACAGCCGGTAAATACGAAGCATACAAGCAGGATTGCCATGTTGTGCCGACATCCTACGGCGGCGATACATCCGGCTATCAGATTCCATTTACAGTGAACTACGTTGGAGAACGTGTCAAAGGAAAATTCGACATTACTTCAGGAACATTTACAGCTGACAGCGAATAATTTTTTTTAGGAGGGTATAGAAAATGGCAAAAACAATTAACACAAATATTGATGACGGATTTCTTCTTTTCACATTCACGGACAAACAGGGTGAAGTGTTCTCTTCATTCAAACTGAACCCCACCGACATCAACATTGCGGCAAGAGCGGAAGAATTGGAAACTTTCTTTGAGCAGGCTCAGGAATCTGTTAAAAATGTTTCTTCTAGTAAAGAGATGGCGGAGATTAATAAGCAGATTGAGGACAAAATCAATTATATGCTCGGATACGAAGCATCTAAGGATTTATTTAAAGAACCAATTACCGCAACAACTGTTTTTGGAAATGGTCAGGTGTTCGCCTATATCGTTCTGGACAAAATTAATGAAGCACTTACTCCGGAAATTGAAAAGAGAAAGAAAAAAATGCAGGAAGTAGTCAATAAGTACACGGAGAAGTATACAAAATGACCGCCTATGAGTTGCCCACCTCACTAAATATCAGTGGGGTGGATTTTTCTATCAGAACGGATTTTCGAGTAATTATTGATATTCTGGTCGCCATGAATGACCCAGAATTGGACGAGCAAGCGAAAGCAGTTGTTATGTTGCAGATTCTATTTGAAGACTGGCAGAGCATACCCCCAGAGCATCTTACAGAAGCTTGTCAGAAAGCTTGTGAGTTTATTGACTGTGGTCAAGTTGATGATAGTCCGAATAAGCCCAAACCCCGTCTGATGGACTGGGAACAGGACGGAGACATGATTGTTCCGGCGGTAAACAAAGTTGCCGGTAAAGAAATCAGGGCAGTACCGTACATGCACTGGTGGACATTTTTTGGATACTTTATGGAATCCGGCGAATGCCTGTTCAATACAGTTGTTGGAATCCGGTCAAAAAAGGCAAAAGGCGAACGCCTGGATAAATGGGAAAAGAAATTCTATCAGGAAAATAAGAATATTATTGATATAAAAACACGTCTCAGCGACGAGGAGCAAGCGTACAAGGATGCGCTGAATGAGATGTTGAACCTCAAATAGTTAGGAGGTGGACACATGGCTGCTGATGGCTCAGTCATTATTGATACCAGAATGGACACATCAGGCGTGCAAAACGGCGTATCAGCAATCAGACAGTCTTTTAACGGACTTGGCAGCGTAGTAAAAAAAATAGGCGTACTGATTGGCGGAGCATTCGCAATTGGGAAACTGGCCCAGTTTGGGAAAGAGTGCATAGAACTTGGTTCTAATCTGGCAGAAGTTCAGAACGTGGTTGATGTTACATTTACAACCATGTCGGACAAGGTAAACGAATTTGCGAAGAATGCAATGACAACTGCAGGTCTGTCAGAAACGATGGCAAAACAGTATGTCGGAACGTTCGGAGCAATGTCTAAGTCGTTCGGATTCTCCGAAACACAGGCTTACGACATGTCAACGGCTCTGACACAGTTGACTGGTGATGTAGCATCATTTTATAACATCAGTCAGGACTTGGCTTATATCAAGCTGAAATCAGTGTTTACGGGTGAAACGGAAACACTTAAAGACTTGGGTTAACAATTAGCTCCCTTACACAGCAATGTGTATTGAATAACATGGTGAACGAAGAAATCTTCGGTGTGTTGCTTTATAAGCAATGCTAACGGTAAAAACCTAAAATTATTTAAAGACTTGTGGTTATGACACCTGTATGATATAATATTTACAGGAGGTGATTTTCATGAGTGAAGAAATTTGGAAAGATATTAAAGGCTACGAAGGTCTGTATCAAGTAAGCAATCTGGGAAGAATAAAAAGTCTTGAACGTAGATGCAAAACAAGATGGTATACAAGAAAAGTACCAGAGAAAATTTATTCTCCTGCACTTGATACTTACGGTTATCCAATAGTCTCTTTGCATAAAGACGGCAAAAAGAAAACAATTACAATTCATAAACTGGTTGCGAATGCCTTTCTTAAAAAGCCGGACGGTTGCAATTCTATTAATCACATTGACGAAAACAAGCAGAATAATTGCGTTGAAAATCTTGAATGGTGTACTGTTCAAGAAAACAATGCTTATGGAACGAGAGTAGAACGGCTAAGAAAAACTCAGCAAAGAGCGGTTCTACAATGTGATTTAGATGGAAATGTAATTAGAGAATGGGAGGGGATGAACTTCCTTTGTAGAGAAACAGGATATGACCAAGGTTTAATATCTAAAGTATGCAATAATGTTCACAGGCATCGTACTGCATATGGATTCAAATGGAAATTTAAATAATCATGGCAATACCGTGCTAAGCATCGAAGAGTCTCAATAGGAGGCTCTTTTTTGATGAAAGTGTAACGACTATTCCGTAAGGAAGTAGGTTTAGGGTGAAATTCCTTATTCCGAAGTGCCATGCATCCTATTTGGATGAAGAGATAGTCTACTCCCCTAATAAATATCGGGAAACCGAGGGTATAAAGGGTCGTTATGACGCAAAGTGCACTTGACCAGTATGCGCTGGCTAATGGCTATGGCAAAACTACATCTGAAATGACAGAACAGGAGAAAGTGGCTCTCCGCTTGGCTTTTGTGCAGAAACAGTTATCGGCTGCGTCTGGAGACTTCATCCGTACTTCAGACAGCTGGGCGAACCAGGTTCGAGTGATGCAGTTGCAGTTACAGTCTCTCAAAGCAACAGTCGGACAGGGATTAATCAATCTCTTCACTCCTGTTTTGAGAGTTATTAATATTTTACTGGGCAAACTGGCGACTTTAGCGAATGCCTTCAAGTCATTTACAGAATTAATCACCGGGAAGAAATCATCTGGCCAGACAAGTGCAAGTGGCGCAGGTCTTGCCGGAACAGACGCAATAGCTGACACAGCCGATCAATACGGAGATGCCGCCGACAACGCCGAGAAACTGGCAGATGCGACAAATGATACAGCAGACGCAACCAAGAAAGCTACTAAGGCGGCAAAAGGATATCTTAGTCCTCTTGATGAAATAAATAATTACTCAACGGATAAAAGTGCGGATACATCGTCAAAAGTGCCGGGTGCAACCGGCGGACTTGCAGACAAAATGAAAGATGCTGTACAAAATGTTGATTATGGAAAGTTGGCAGAGGGCGAGACAGTTCTTGACAAGATGTCGAAACCGCTAAAGAAGATAATTGACAGGTTTAAGCAGCTGGCCAAGTTGATCGCAAAAGGATTCTGGGATGGGTTAGGAGACTACGAGCCGATTTTTGACGGAATAAAGAAAGACCTTGATTCCATATGGAAATCTTTAAAGTATATCTTCGCCGACCCGGAAGTCACTAAAGCAGCAAATAAATTCTTGGACTCATACGCGTATGCAATTGGACAAGTTGCTGGCTCATTTGCCAGAATCGGATTAACAATTGCGCAAAACATTATAGGCGGAATTGAAAAGTTTTTAAAGCAGAACACGCAAAGAATAAAGAACTATCTGATAGATATGTTCAATATCGGCTCTGAAATTGCACAAATAGGTGAAAATCTTGCAGTTGCTTTCGCTGATGTTTTCTCAGCTTTTGGTGGAGAAACTGCACAGCAGATTACTGCCGATTTAATTGGAATCTTTGCTGAAATCGGAATGGTTCTTACAGAAACGGCTGCAAAACTTGGCAGAGATATCCTTAACATGATTGCACAGCCTTTTATCGACAACAAGGACATTTTAAAGTCAGCGATTGAAGGCAGTCTCGGAGTAATAGAAACTGTAACGAGTGGGGTCTTAACAGTTGTTCAAAACCTTAGTGACGCAATATCAAGGTTATACGATGAACACGTAAAGCCGTTCTTTGATTCTATAGCAGATGGACTATCAAGCATATTTGAAACTCTGATAACCGGATATAACACATACATTCTTCCGGTGCTACAAGGACTGGCGGAACAAATCAAAGGGCTGTTAGAGGGACCATTAGGGGACGCGATTTTAAAGATAGAAACATTCCTCGGAAAACTCATTGATTCTCTGAAGCTTCTGTGGGAGTCGGTGTTAGTGCCTTTAATTAACTGGATAATCGCGAATTTACTTCCGGTCGTGGCGGAAATAATTGACGTTGTAGGCACTGTGGCAATCAAAGTCATAAAATCATTAATTAAAATTATTGGTGATGTAGCAGACACTCTGAGCGGAATCATTGATTTCCTTGTAGGCGTTTTTACGGGAGACTGGGAACTGGCTTGGCAAGGAATAAAAGAGATTGCAGATGGAATATGGAATCTTATTAAAGACATTATAACTGGCACATGGGACGTAATTAAAACTGTGACGAAAGGCGCACTTAAAATAATAAAAACCGTCATTAGCACTGCCTGGAACGCAATCAAGACAGCGACTTCAACAGTCTGGAATGCCATTAAAAAAACGCTTTCTAATTTATGGAGTGCTCTTAAAGCCACCGCGAATACAGTATTTAACGCAATCAAAAATAAAGTTACAGGTGTGTGGGATAGTGTAAAAAACAAAACATCCCAAGTATGGGAAAGCGTAACTACATTTGTTTCCGATAAAGTAGAAGCGATAAAAAATGCTATCACTAATAAGTTTAATGCCGCCAGAGATGCAGTCAGATCTGCATTTGAAGGCATTGTGAATTTTATTAAAGCCCCGATTAATCAGGCAATCAGTATTGTTAATAATGCAGTTGGGATGATTAATAATGCAATTGGCGGAATCGAATCCGCGTTTTCTTTCGGACCGTGGGAAGTACCTACACCATTCGGAACAAAGAGAATCGGATTCCATGCAACATTTCCACGCATCGGAACTATCCCATATCTGGCCAGCGGTGCAGTTATTCCACCAAGGTCAGAATTCCTTGCGGTATTAGGAGATCAGAAGAAAGGGAATAACCTGGAAGCACCGGAAAGCCTGTTACGTCAGATCGTCCGGGAAGAGTCAGTGAAAGGACAGGGAAATGGAAACACTTACAATGTTACAGTCAATGCATCCGGCAGAAAACTGTTAGACATTATCATTGATGAAGCGGAGCTTAGGAGACGCAGAAATGGCGGTCAGAATCCATTCTTGTTAGGAGGTGTGTAAATGGCACAGGAACAGTTTAAGATTGATGGGGTCATTATAAAGGCCCCTGACACATACAAGCCGGTGTTCGCAACTACATCAACAGAAAGTTCTAAAAGAAGCCAGGATTTAGTTATGCATAACACACCAATGGGAACCATTGCTGGGTATGACATGGAATGGGGTGAACTTAAATGGGGAGAGATTGCAACGATTCTCAACTCTATGATCAACAAAAGTCAGTTCACATTTCATCACAAAGATCCTCGAACCCCCGGCAAATGGATTGACAAGACGTTCTATGCATCTAATTTCAACATGGCAGCGCAAACACTCAAGGATAATGAGGAACGATGGACAGGATTAACTATTAATGTAAGGAGCATTCGACCGGTATGATTAATGTTACAAATAAGTTAAAGACGGAATCTCTCTTAAATAGCAACTATTATGTTACGGCGAATGCGGTGCTGCGTGATGGGACAATTTTAAAACTGGAAAAAGAAGATTTCTACCTTGATGGAAACGGCATTGTAGATTCTTCTGATTCCGGGGACTTCCCTGTTGGTGTAGCAATTGAGAAAACGGCTACTTTAGCATTGGTTAATGATGATGACAGATTTACAGGATATAATTTTGCCGGAGCACAGTTCACTCTATTTTTAAATTTGCAGCTGTCTGATAGATTGGAGACTATTCGCCGCGGCACATTCATCGTATCAAAAAAACCCGCCACGTCCGATGAGATCAATCTTACTTTACTGGATTATATGAGCAAGGCAGAGACAGATTACAACACAAATCTTACTTTTCCATGCTCTGCCAGAGAGGTTTTAGAAGATGCCTGTCAGCAGACCGGGATTGTGTTAGGTGACGCAACATTTAAAAACGCAGACTATCAGGTACAGAAGAAGCCCGAGAACACCACTTTCAGAGCAGTAATCGGTATGGTTGCAGCTTTGGCAGGTGGTAACGCTCGCATTGACGAGAATGATAATTTGCGAATTATCACTTTTGACGATAATACGGATACTATTACATTAGAAACAGTTCCATGGTACGACATTAATGGAAACACTATCCTTGACATCGATAGTAACGAGATCGAGACAATTCTCGAGCGAAAAGGATTTAAGCCAAATTTTATCAATAACCTTACTTATGATGTTGATGATGTAGTTGTCACCGGGGTCAAGTATGCAAATGATGAAACGGAATATAAGTACGGCACGGACGGGTACGTTATCACGATTGACAACAAGCTTCTGACAGGAAATGAGCAAGTCGGTGTTGACCTGATCGGAAAAGAACTTGTTGGTATGAGATTAAGACCATTCTCTTGTGACAGCATAGCAATCGGATACGCCACATTTGGAGATAGAATTACATTTTCCGACATTAAAGGCAATATTTACTATTCATATCTGACAGATGTAGACTTCGCATTCTCTGGCAGTACAAGCTTCTCTTGTAATGCAAAGAGCATGGAAGACATCGATGCTGACTATCCAGACAGCATGCAGGTCGAGGTCGACAACATAAAGAAAGATTCCGAGAAAAAGATTACTGCCTATGATGCAAAATTAAAGCAGATGAACGAACTGGCGGCCAACACCCTTGGGTTTTACTATACAGAAGAAGTTCAGGCAGACGGTTCAACGATTTCATATCGCCATGACAAACCTACGCTTGTCAGCTCTAAAGTAATCTATAAAACAGGCGTTGATGGATTTTTCTTGTCGGTAGACGGAGGCCGGACTTGGAAAGCTGGATTTGATAGCAACGGTGATGCAGTGCTGAACATTCTGTATGCTATCGGCATTCAGTCTGACTGGATTAACACTAGGGGATTCACGGCAAAAGACAATGACGGAAACATTACGTTCCGCATTGATGCAGAGACAGGGGCTGTCAATCTTAATGCTACAGAACTCACAATCAAAGGAAAAACGCCTGAAAATGTCGCAAATGCCGAGGTTGAGAAATTTATTACAGAAGTATATTCTCCACAGATTAAGGTTCTTCAGGAGCAGATTGACGGGCAGATAGAAGCATTCTTTGGAGACTATGTTCCTGATGGTAACAATGAACCGGCATCCACTTGGGCAGATGATACAACCAAAGAGAAACACTTAGGTGACCTGTTTTATATCGTAAACAACGAAGAATATGGCGGACAGGCTTACAGATATGCAAAGATTAACGGTGAATACAGGTGGGATTATGTAAAAGATACTGCGGTGGTCAAAGCTCTGGCTGATGCGGCGCAGGCACAAAACACGGCAAATGCAAAGAAAAGAATTTTCGGAGCAGAGCCGGTGCCGCCTTACGATATTGACGATTTATGGGTTCAGGGAAAGACAGGGGACATTCTTAAGTGTCAAAAGGCAAAGGCAGAGGGCGCAAGCTATGACGCCGATGACTGGGTGAGAGCATCTAAGTATACAGATGATTCAGCAGTTACAGCTTTTATCAAGGGCGTTTTTGCCGATACGATTGAAAATTTGCAAGAACAGCTGGATGGGAAAATTCAGACATGGAGTCAGGATACAGATCCATCATTAGAATGGTCAGAAACAGACGAAATCCCATGGACAGATGTTAACGGAAATTCTATTCTGGATGTAAGCGAAAATGAGATTTTGATTGCCTGGGAAAAAGGCAAATACGTCCACAAAGGAGATCTTTGGCAGAATACTGCAAATAACACGCGTTGGCGTTGGGATGGAAATAAATGGGTAGAACAGGAAGTCCCGGACTATCTGTTTGATAAGATTGATGGGAAAGCGGCAGTTTATTTTGAACAGCCCAAACCACCATACAATATGGGAGATTTCTGGGTCACATCAAAAGCCGATGGCGAAGCTTCTATCAAAACAGCGGTTAGAAGCCGGTCGGATGGTGCATTTACTGACACTGACTGGATTGATTTCAAATATGCCGACAAAACCGACATTAATAATGCAGTCAAAGAGTATGACACAAGCCTTGGACAGGATGAGGTCTTTAATAAGCTAACAAACGGCGGTGAAGACCAGGGAATTTATATACAGGACAAGAAGCTGTATATAAATGCAAATTACATCCTTGCAGGCGTTTTAGCAGGCAAGTTTATCAATGCAAAAGGGATTAAGGTTATTGACAGTGATAACCAAATCACGCTCCATATTGACGATAGTGGAAAGGTACACATTGCCGCGACAGAGTTCTCGTTAAAAGGAAAAGCTGTATCCGAAATAGCAAAAGATACAGCGTCTAATACCGCGACAGAAATCGCGACAAAATATGCAACGTTGAGTGTGCTGTTATCAAATGAATTTCAGGGAATCCCGACAGATTCATCTGGTAAATATACTACATTTCCGACATGCAAAACTACGGTAACTGTACTGTATGGCGCTAAGGACGTAACCGCGCAGTCAAACATTTCGTTCTCCGCAGGAAGTGGAGTAAGCGGTTCTGCGTCAGGGGCAACGTACACGGTCTCTGGACTGTCCGTGGACAGTGGCACAATCACAGCAACTGCAACTTACAATGGGATGACCGCAAAGAAAGAATTTGTAGTTGTGAAGCAAAAGCAAGGTGATACCGGAAATGGAATCTCGAAGATTGTACAGCATTATCTCGCTACGTCCAGTTCATCTGGCGTATCAATAAGTAGTTCTGGATGGACAGAAACCGTTCAGATTCCAACACCGGACAAGCGGTACTTATGGAACTATGAGGAGACTTTCTTCACGAACGGGGCTAAGACGACAACACTTCCTTGTGTGATTGGCGTATACGGGGAAAAAGGCAAGGACGGACAGGATGGAAAAGATGCCAGTGAAATGACACAGTTGGAGATTTTTAATAAATTAACCAACAACGGGGAAACACAGGGGCTATATCTTTATAACAACAAGGTGTATCTGAATGCTTCATACATTGACACTGGCGAGCTAGCGGGATGGGAAGTCGGATATAAAAAACTTTCGGCAAAAAAAGGCACGTATGGAGAAGTAACACTGGACGCTTCAACTGGGGAAATTTATTCAAAGACGGATACAGGAGTATATGTGCCGGGGTACGGGACGTTATATGGAACACGAATTAGGGGAATTGATCTTTACACAGGAACCGTGCATGCGGGATCAATCTCGGTTAATACTAGCGTTTCGGCGAGTAGCGTTTCGGCTGGTGTTATTAGCGCAACAAAGACCATTGAAGCGGACGGAATTATTAAATCTAATAGTCATATCGAAGCAAGAAATAACGGCCATTTTTACAGCGAAGGTACTGGCACAGATTTAGCTGATGCATCTATTCGAGGAGATTTAACCGTAGCCGGAGTAAGTCGCCTAAATAAAAGCGTGCAAATGAGAAACATTAGTACTGGATCAGGTACTGATTTAGTATTAACCTCATTATCAATGACAGGCGGCGGTTTTGTATTTAAAAAGGCTTCTTCATCAAAACGATACAAAAAACATTTGTCTTTCATGGAAGAATCAGATGTAAAAAATCTTTATGATTTACGACCAGTATTCTTCGAATACAAAGAAGGCTATTTGATGGAAAACGACCCTGATAATAAGCGCAAGATACCCGGATTTTACGCAGAACTTGTGGAAAAGTATTTTCCTGATGCTGTCAAATACAATGAAAAAGGACAAGTTGAGGACTGGGATCCGAAAAAACTCCTTCCAGCAGTGTTCGAGTTGGTACGACTGCAGAAACAGCAGCTAGATTCACAGCAGGAAACTATTAATAATCTTATTGGAAGAATTGAAAAATTAGAAAAGGAGATTTAAGGTATGCCAAAGTGGACAGATTATACTACAAAAACTACAGTAGCTGATAATGATGAGGTCATGGCGCTTGATACGGCAGGAAAGGCAAATAAACGCCTTTCGCTGTCTACTCTTTCAGACTGGGTACTTGGAAAAATTGCTGACAAAGTATTCGAGAAGCTTCAAACGAACGACAAAACAATTCTGGGAGCGATTAATGAATTAAATATTATTATTGGCGCAAATAACGCCGCAGCTCACAATTCTATCTATCGTGGCAAAAATCTAGGAACAGAATTTACGTCAACAATGTCTGCCAATATTAAGAACGGTACATTTAAAGATTTATATTGTGGTGATTACCTTGTAATCAATGGAACTACATATAGATTTATGGATTTCGACTATTTATACAAAACTGGTGACACATCTTTAGATACTCATAGCATTTTAGTAGTTCCTGATGCACCAATGTACAACCATGTGATGAATGACACAAATACTACAGAGGGTGGATATGTAGGCTCCAAGATGTATAAGTCTGGACTCGATCAAGCTCTTGCAAAGATTAAGGCAGACTTTGGTGAATCTCATATTGTTACTTATAGAAATTTGTTAGTTAATGCTGTCTCCAATGGCATTCCTAGCAAATGGGGTTGGTATTCAAGACAGATTGACCTCATGAATGAAGAGATGGTTTATGGAACAAGAGCTTGGTCACAGGCTTCTCAGAATGGTAATGACACTGGTACAAATAAGTCTCAGTTAGCAGCATTCAAACATAACCACTCTCTCATCTCATCTTGCAAATCATGGTACTGGCTCAGGGCGGTTCGCTCCTCTGCGAATTTCTGCTATGTGGCCGGCCATGGTGCTGCGGACTCCGGCAGTTCTTCTTATTCTAGCGGGGTGCGCCCTTGGTTCCTCATCAGCTAAGTGCAGCGGAGCGATCTTAAATCTCCATACAACTGCCAACTTAGCTCTTGAAAGAGGCATGAATGTTGCGGACCTGCAAAAGATGCTGGGGCATGAGAAGCTTGATACAACTATGATTTATGCAAAGGTTAATCAAGAGTCGGTCAGATACAATCATCACAAATATGTTATTTAGCATTATCCGGCAGGCAATCACCTGTCGGATTTTTAAATTGGTACAGAGATGTTTTAACGCTAAATGCTATAATTAGAATTAAGTAAGAATCTTTGCGAAAGGAGCGGACAACATGACAACTGAACAAAAGAACGTCCTGAGAAAGATTATTTATGCAGTCGAGACCGGCGGGCAGGTCTATGGACAGCAGGATTATTCGGACTTCACAGAAGCCTACACCAATTCTTCTGAAGAACACGCAATTACAATCGGGGCCGGACAGTGGTACGCAACCGAAGCACAAACACTTTTGAAACGGATTCATGATGCAGATACGGAAGCGTGGGACCGGTTAGACAATATTGGATTATGGGAGCAGGTGCAGGAGGCAGATTGGTCTTGTTTTAATATTTCCAGAAACAGCCAGTTTGCAAATTTAATCGTACGGCTCATATCGTCCAAAACAGGCGTTAAATGCCAAGATAGCCTTATGGATGAACAATTAGCCACCTATGCAGATGAAGCCCTTAAACAGGGCGTTACGGACGCTAGAGCGCAAGCTATGTGTGTGAACTTTAGACACCAAGGTGGACAGGGAGCAGTAACAAGGATTCTGGCAAAGACTCAGAAACCATATACACTCGACAATCTCTATGCAGCCTGCCAGACCGATACAGGGAACCAGGTCGGGGCATATAAGAGCCGGCAGAGATTTGTTTATAACGCATTAAAGATATATTTTCCAGAAAGTGAGGATAAGAGCATGAACGCAATTGACAAATTAATCCAGATCGCAAAGAATGAAAATGGATATCTCGAAAAAGCAAGCAATAGCCAGCTTGACAGCAAGACAGCAAACGCCGGGGAAAATAATTATACAAAATATTGGAGAGATGTAAAGCCATCTTATCAAGGACAGCCATGGTGTGCCGGCTTTGTGAGTTGGTGCTTCATGAAAGCTTTTGGACAGGAGAAAGCAAAGGAACTCTTAAAACACTGGCCTTATGTATACTGTCCGACAATGGCGAATTTATTTACTTTGAACAGCAATCCGAAAGCTGGGGATATTGTAATTTTCAAACATAATGGAGAATTTACGCACACTGGAATCGTAATTAAGGTGTCAGGAGATCGGTTCTGGACAGTCGAAGGGAATACTTCTGGTGGCTCTACAATTATCGCAAATGGTGGTGGAGTATGCCAGAAAAGCTACTACAACAGCAACCTCCCGGGAACAAAATTCTGCACTCCAAACTACAGTTTAGTTAAAGATACAACACCAGTTTCAGACTCAGATACAGTCAAAAAACAGAACACCAGAGCCTACATTGCACAGATTAAAAAAGACACAAAATGTTATACAAAATCAAACAAAAACAGCCCATCTAAGCTGTTTCCAAAACTGAAAAAAGGTGCAGTTGTAGAGGTAATGAAATACACCGAAACAGACAGTTCCGGGCTGAAATGGTACTTCGTCAGAATCCCGTACCCGAATGATGATGGGTTCGTATTTGAGTTTGTCCCGAAGGGCGTATTTACCAGAATTTCAAAAATTTATAAATAAAAGCTCCCGGGGATAGCACCCCGGGAATCATGTTTCTTATAACATATTGTATCATTTCGTTTTGTAAATCCTATTAGTTCGTTGGACACACGTTAGTCACAAATAAAAAAAATCATTTCCTAACTGAATATCCTCTAAAGTACTGTATTTAAAGGACTTTCTGACATTTGCATAGTTCTAATTAATGCCCTAATTAAATACAATTAGAATAATGAAAATGAAATGAGTGAATTCCTTGTAAAATCGCTGAGAATGTTGATTTTACAAGGGTTTCACGCGTTTTTATGTTCTGAATTGTGATGAATAAAATTGATAAAATAAGATTCCGTTAGTCACAGTTAGTCACAAATGGGACTTTTATCTTTTCAATCTCTGTTCGGAGTTCTTCTAGCGTCCTGTGTCCATATACCGCGTTTGTAACATCACCGCCGAATGAATGACCGAGCATTCTCTTACGATCATTCTCCCTGACTCCATATTTTTCGCACAAAGCGGAAAAAGTATGACGGCAGTCATGCGGCGTGTGCTTCGGATCGCCAATAATTCCAAGACGTTCAAGCGTAGGATAGAACAGAGCGTTGCGGTGGTGCTGCTGAGTATATACACAGAGCTTCCCACCTTGAGTAAGAACCTTTTGCTTAGCAAATTCGTATACCGCCGAATGAATTGGCACTACGCGGTCCTTTCCTGCCTTAGTCTTGATACCACCCTGAAAGTATCTATCTTCTAAGTTAGTCGTTAACTTAAGCACTTCACCGATTCTCCAGCCAGAATAACACATGATTAATATAAGCTGCACTTCCGGATCAGCAGAATTCTTCCAGAGAATTTTTAACTCATTGTCAGAAAATGGTGTTCCATGCTCAGTGTCGTCATCCGCGTTGACTTTTACATACAAAGCCTTGTTTTCTGTTACAATTTCTGAGTAAACAGCATATTTATACATTTGCTTGAACAGTGTAAGAATTGCCATAAGGCTCTGACGCTTTAACGGGCAGTCATCAATTACCTTTTGCAGATCAGGCGCTTTTAAATCCTCAAAGATACGATTGTACAGAGTCGTGCAGTTCGAGTAAGCGGTCTGGTAAGCTATCTTTGAACTATAAGAAAGTTTTGAACCCTCTGGAAACTTCCATGCGTAAAACTTCTTATATACCTCTGAAAACGTCAATTTCTTGATTTCCGGGTGTTTATCCTCGACACCCTTGATTGTATTGTAGTCAGCAATCAAACGAGTAACAAGGGTATCTACGTCCGTTGTAGGTGATATCTCAAGATCCCGTTCCATCCCTGGCTGATATGTTCCTGCCTTGTATGCGGTCAGTACAGTAAATCCTTTAATCCAGTCGTCTACATAGCAGATTGCAGGCGGTCGGACGGGTTTTCCGGTCTTTTCATCCAGTACTGCCGGAGGATGGACCGCAAATGGATTCCTGCGGTTGCCGCCCAAGTACCGTATTGTTCCGAAACTGTTGGGGAGCTTCGGGTATTTCTTTCTTTTCTTCGCCATTTTTATTCCCTCTTTCTGTAGCTGTATTTTAGGTATAAAAATAACAGCCGAACAAACTTTCTGACTTGCCCGACTGCTCCGAAGATGATACAATATGTTTTGCCAGAATATTACATTTCTTCGGAGATGTATAAACGCCACCTCGGTACGCCAATGCCGGGGTGGTTTTTTTATATTTAATTAACGGTTACATTGAATATGGCTGAATATTTGTCTGAGTCTGAATATCCATTGTCTGAATATTGGTCAATATAGATTTTGAAATTTCCTTTGTGGTTTACACCAATACATTCCTGCGCATGACATTTAGCACCTACTGGAATCTCTTCAGGGTAATAAGTTGGCGAATTTGGATAAGTGTATCCGGTGTATCCCTGAGAATCAATATATTTGTATAATCCCAAAGACATATATAGACCGTCAAAATCTGAAGAATAGTACCCAATGTTTTCATAGGTGTAATCTACTAAATATACAGCCGCCGGATTGGTGCTTGAATAAGGGTTTCTTTCGCTCATTTCAGTAACTGAATTGATTGTGAATTTCCATTGTCCTGGAACTGTCCAAGTCTGCCCCATGCTGTATGTTTGAACTGATGGCCTCGGAGCTGGCGTAGGCTGCACATAAGGTTTTATGACATTTACAGTGGTTACGAATTCCATTGTTGATACCTTTCCCGTTATGGTTGCACAGCCGACTGATTTACCATGAATCTTTCCATCAGATGTTATTGATACAATGGATGGATTGGAAGAAATCCATTTAACTTTTTGCTTTGTATTGCTGATCTTGAACTGATATGATTTGCCTAAGTCAATAATAGAAATGAATTGGCTCCACTTCGGAACTTCTGATGTGAGTTTGCACTTATAAACAGTTCTTCCTTTTTTGGCAGTGATTACAGCAATTCCTTTTTTCTTTGCAGTTACAACGCCTGAGGATGAGACAGAAATGCATTTTTTGTTGGAACTTGTCCATTTGTATCCTTTTCCCGGCCCTTTGAATTTAGCCTTTTCTGATTTTAAAATGTATGCAGTTACTGTTTTGCCTTTTTTCAAAGTGATCGGGGTTCGGTATGAATAGTATGTAGGTACTATGTTCGGACTTCCTCCGGTATTGGTTCCGTCCCCGAACTCACTTGCCATCGCCGGTATGCTGCATAATAGCAAGCATAGCATGAGCAAAAGTGAAATTACTTTTGAAAATCGTTTCTTCTTCATAAAATCCCTCCTATCATATGATTTTCGCCACGCTTCGCACTTTTTATGCGGATTATGTGTTTTGTACCGCTGATTTTGCAATGTTATGTAAAGTACGGTTATTCGTGGTATTTTTATTCTATCATTTTAAGAGCATATTGTAAAGATTTAGAATGAAATAGAGTGATTTAGATGAAAAAGAAATGTTTTTTTCTATAAAATAGTGAGAGTTCATGTATATCATTGGCAGTTGCCAAGAGTCGGAGTAGATGGTATAATAGCAAAAACGAACTAATGTTCGGTTCTATTTCCCACAGCCGGACATATACTGTAGTGTAGGTGGTAGTTGCGACAGGGAGGGTTATTATGGATTATAAAAAAGAAATTATTGAGATGATACAGAAAATACATAGTGAATCAATGATAAAATTTATTTACGGGTGCGTAAAAAGGGCTTATAAAGAAGAAAGGGCAGGAAAATAATTCCTACCCTTGTGCTTTAGAAAATAAACTTCTCAAAAAAATCACATAACAAATCTTTTTTATCGGGCGGCAGGTTATCGTATTCAAGAATGATTCTTTTGAAACGAGGGTCTGACTGCTCGATTTTTGTAACTACATCTCCAAATTCAATATCAGGGTCTTGATTCTCTTTTAAATCTGTCAAATCTGACATTCTTATTCGGAAATAATCGGCTAAGGCTCTAATCTTTCCGGTTCCCGGCATCGAATTACCTTTGCACCACATATTAAATGTAGATGCATTTGTTCCAATGGCTTCAGCAATTTCTTTTTGCTGCTTCCCACTTCTTGAAATGTACTTATTAAGATTATTCGAGAAGATCTTTTTCTGTTCTTCAGTTGTCATGGTTGTCATGATTCTTTTCCTCCTTACATTTTGTATTGTACATCATATTTATAAAAAAATTCAATAGTTAATTCAATTAATTTGAATTTTGGTGTTGACAATTCAATACGGTTGAATTATAATAAGCTCAGAAGTTAAGAAAGGAGATGAGCAAATGCCAAAAATTTCATTAGAAGCTGTTCGAGTGAACGCAGGATACAATCAGAAAGAATGGGCTGAAATATTCGGTATTTCCAATGCAACTGTAGTTAATTGGGAAAAAGGAAAAACAGAGCCGACATTATCACAGCTCAGAAAAATGAGTGAGCTTTCTGGAATTCCTATGGACTTTATTTTTGTGCCAAATAACTTCAATTAAATTGAATTAGAAAGGGGTAGATTATGAATAAAATTTTCATTCCACACGAACTTAAAACAATCGAGGTTGACACAGGAAAGAAAATCTTCCGCATCAATGGAGAAGATTTTGGATATGGATGTACAGGTTTTATGATTTCCTGTACACCGGATGATTTCCGTATTGATATGGGAGTGGACACGACCGTACACTTTGCAAACTATTCCAACAAAGGAGAATTAAGAGAACAGGGAACATATAAAGCAGAAGTTCCTTTGGTTGAGTCTCACAGAGCACCGTAAAAAGAGCCACATGAAAATCATGTAGCCCTTGGAAATTACTTCCTTGATTCTTGATAGCCATATTCTGTAAGACAAATGCTTCCAACAATGTCATTTACAATGGTTATGCAGCCGTTGTTTTCTAATTCAGTAATAGTGCTATCTGGGAAAGTTATATAGAAATCAGAATCAAAAGAAGTATGTCCAGAAGCATCATACTCATTAGCCATTTTTACAAGAAGTTCTTTGGCTTTATAGGTCATTATTACACCTCCTTTCCAAAGGAGAGTATAGCATAAAAAGGGAGTGAATACATATCAAAAAGAAATTATTAATTATTCCTATAGTTGCAGGGATTGTTTTTTCTCTCTGGTTGTAAAGGGAAACTGAAAGAGGGAGAAATTTATAATAAAGAATTTATTCCTGCACATACAGAAACAGTTCTAATCTCTACAGTTCATACTGATGGAAAGATGTCATATACAACTGTAATGCCTTATGTGTATTACTATTCGGATTCTTATGAAATAGATATTCGTGATTACAATGAGGAAGAAAAAGAATATGACACAGCTACTTATTATGTAACAGAGGAAGTATATAACCAATGCGAGATTGGAAGTATTTTCAAATATGAAAAAGGTCGGGATTTTACTGAGATTCCACATACTCGCAAAGAAGCGAATTCTGACCAGAAAGAAAGTAAGAAAGGAGCATAAATGAACGAATTACAGATTTTTAATTCAGAAGAGTTCGGGGACATCCGAACAGCAGAAATTGACGGTAAACCGTACTTTGTTGGCACTGATGTTGCCAAAGCTCTTGGATATAGCAATCCCAGAGATGCCGTATCAAGGCATTGCAAGGGAGTCGTGAAACGCGACACCCCTACATCTAGTGGCATTCAGTCAATGTCATACATAAATGAGGGAGATTTGTACCGATTGATTATGAAATCGAAACTTCCATCGGCAGAGAAATTTGAATCATGGGTTATGGATGAAGTTCTTCCGACAATCAGAAAGACAGGCTCATACCAGAAGCCACTGACGACAGTTGAACAGATACAGGTTATTGCGACAGGGTTCTTAGATCACGAAGAGCGGCTTAACAGACTTGAAAATACCATGACTATTGACTATGCACAGCAGGAATCTATTAGAGACTTAGTATCAAGTGTCGTAATTGCTCACCTTGGTGGGAAAGAGTCAAATGCTTACAAGGAAATTGGCAAGAAAGTATTTGCTGAATGCAACAGGGATATAAAGACTTACTTCGCAGTAAATGCCCGTAATAACATCCCTAAGCTGAGATTTGAAGAAGCTATGGAATATGTCAGAAATTGGCATCCATGCACCAATACAGTAATGATGATACGTGACTGTAACGCTCAAATGAGTATCAGTTAGAAAAGAGGTTTATATGAGTGCAGTTGATAATTACGTAGAACAGAATGCACAGGTTCATCAGTTTGCCGCAGAAGTGGCAAGAATCATATCTGGTATCCCACAGATGCCGGAGTTCTCAAACGAACGCCTGACAGTATCAGACGTGAGTAAAATGACAGGCATTCCTACACCGTCTGTCAGAGCAGGAATCATCTACGGGTGGCTGCCTATCGGCACGGCGTATCGTGGGAACAAAGTGATTCACGACAGAAAAGGTTCTGGCAGAATAGAATTTGTTATCTCTCCAAGAAAGCTCTGGGAAGAAACAGGATATATCTGGAGAGGAAAAGAAGCATTAAAGTGATAGTGCCCCGGCGGTGAAGCCACACCAACCGGAGCGTTGCACCAACTAAACCACACTTAGTAGGTACAGGTTAATTATAACTTCGTATCTGCTAATTGTAAATACCAAAAAAGGAGAAATTAGCACGATATGAGCAGAAATAACACAAATAAATGTGAAAATGTTCCGACATGGGACGAACTTGAGTTCATTCTTGCGGCAGAAATTGTCGAAGAAAGTAGAAAAAAAGCAAGAAAATGGTTTATTGCATGGTTGGTCACAACTGCCGCACTGGTAGCCAGCAACCTTGCATGGATTATGGGAGAAATGAGATGAAAGAGTATGCGCTGATTGCTGTTTGTATGCTTGCCGGGAAATATGTCGATGTGCCTATCTGGCTGAACATCTTTTTTGGCATCTCGGCAGCATGGGCGGTGCGCCAGATGAAAGCAGACTGGCAGTAGGAAATAAGGAGGATAAAGAAATGTTCGAGAAAGAAATTGACGAAATTTACGAACTCTGTAAAAGAGTTGCTAATGAAGTTCCGACAGCAAGTGCCACATTCAACTATTCAATTTATGGTATGAGCGTATTTGGGCTCAAAAGGAAGGAAGATGTTTGCCTTCCCAAAGACAAATTTAAATGGGATTTGTACCAAAACGTATCTTTTAATCCATTTTACGAGAAAGAAAGCCGTGAAAAGCTTAATAAAATCAAATCATTCTTGCTGGAACTTCTGATAGATGGGAAGTGTCCAAATGAGTAAACAGATAGCAATTATGAAACTTCTTCCCAGTCTGGAGATAGCAGGATGTATCAATGAACTTCTCAGAGAGCTTCAGTCCAGAGGGGATCACATATTGGATTATGAAAACTGCGATATGTCTCTGGACCATGTGGAATACCACAAAGCCGAAGATATTGACGGAGAGAAGTTCGGAGATGCATCAGATAACCTTTACTGTTTCTTTAAGGCGGTGTAAGTATGGACGAACGCATTCAAGAAGTATTGAGATTAATCGACATACAACTTGCTACAGTGCCGGATAATCCAATTGAAGAACAGTACAAGGCAAGAACACTGGCGAACTATATACAGGCTTTAAATGGGCTTTTAGCGGCTCAGAAAACAACTAAGGAGGGTAACAATGGAAAAGTTTGAAATCCGTATTCCGGCTAAAAAGAAGAAAACAATCAGCGAAAAGGAGAATCCGGTTGTGAAGATTACTTCAGAAGCATACAACACACTGGTTGAAATCTATAACGAATCAACTATATCTATGAAAGACATTGCAAGTTTACTGATTGTAGAAGCCAGTAAGTGCGTGGTCTATGACAAGGGGGATTGAAATTGAATATCTATGAAAAATTAGGAGTTATTCAGTCAAAGCTGAAAGCCCCAAAAGGGCAGTATAACTCATTTGGGAAATATAAATATAGAAGCTGTGAGGACATTCTTGAAGCAGCAAAGCCGCTTCTGGTAGAAACAAAGACAGTGTTATGTATCACTGATCAGATGGAAGTGGTCGGGGACAGAATCTATGTAAGAGCAGAAACGCATTTAAAAGATGCAGAGGATTCTTCTTCTGAAATCGTAACAGTTGCTTATGCAAGGGAAGAAGAGTCAAAAAAAGGCATGGATTCTTCCCAGGTTACAGGCGCAGCGTCATCTTACGCAAGAAAGTATGCACTGAATGGTTTGTTTTGCATTGATGACGGCAAAGACAGTGATTCTACTAATACAGGTAGCAGTGGAAAAACAGCAGCTAAAAAGCCAGAATCAAAAGAACCTGTTGAGATGATTACTTCAGAAAATGTAATGAGCATCCAGAACATCATTGACAAATATCCGAGTTCTAACTTGTTTGAACAGATTAAAACTCGTTTCAAGGTAGACGATGTGAAAGGACTCACAAAAGAAAAAGGGCAAAAATGTCTCAAAATGTTGATTGAGTACGATAAACAGCATAGTGGAAAGGAATAAAAAATGAACAAAGTTATTCTTGCAGGACGATTTACAAGAGATCCAGAAGTCAGATATACAAATGATGGAACATCAATCGCAAGATTTTCCATTGCAGTCAATAGAAGATTTGTAAAAGAGGGTTCTGATCAGAAAGCGGACTTTCTTAATTGTGTTGCATTTGGAAAGTCTGCGGAATTTATCGAAAAATATTTCAGAAAAGGTATGAAAACAGATTTATCTGGAAGAATCCAGACAGGATCCTATACGAATAAAGACGGCGTGAAGATATATACAACAGATATTGTTGTCGAGGAAATCGAATTCGGCGAAAGTAAAGGTTCTTCACAGACACAGACAGCCTCACCTACACCGAATCCAGAAGCCGACCCGGACGGCTTTATGAGCATTCCTGATGGTATCGACGAGGAGATGCCATTTAATTGATACAAATTGATAGCAGAGAACATCAGAAAGTTATTGATGGCATTAAAAAGGCATTTGACGAGGCAGGGGAAAAATGGTTCGTGTCAAAGCTGTATGTAGGTGATTACATGAATTATGATAACCCGCGTTTGGTAGTTGATAGAAAACAGAACCTTGCAGAGTTATGCGGAAATGTATGTCAGCAGCATGAAAGATTCCGATCTGAAATTATCCGGGCAAATGAAGCAGGAATAAAACTTGTCTTCTTATGCGAACACGGGAAAGGAATCGAAAAGCTGGACGATGTTCTCTGGTGGGAGAATCCCAGGGCGAAGAAAAGAGTTAAAGAGAATGGCATCTGGGTAGAGCAGGAACAGAAAGTTATGCATGGAGATGTCTTATATAAGATTCTTTGCACGATGCAACGCAAGTATGGTGTTGAATTTCTGTTTTGCGACAAGAAAGACACTGGCAAAAGAATTTTGGAGATTCTGTCAAATGAATAAAGAAACAATTAAACAACAGAATAGCATGAGGGACGTTCTAAGCAGATATGGCATGGTTCCAAACAGAGCAGGATTCGTTCGGTGCCCATTTCATCCGAAAGATTGTACTGCATCCATGAAAATTTACAAAGACAGCTACTATTGCTTCGGATGTGGTGCGACTGGTGACATTTTTACATTTGTCCAGAACATGGATAATTGCGATTTTAAGACAGCTTTTACCATGCTTGGGGGAACTTACCAGAAACCAGATTTCTCTTCCAGAATGGCAATATATCACGCTCAGAAGCAAAAAGAAATGAGAGAGAAAGCAGAGTGGAAGAAAAAAGAAGAATTGCAGGAATGTTTGTCCGATATTGATTTTTACAGGTCTATTCTTGACAGAGCAAGGCCATTATCAGATGGCTGGTGCGAAGCATGGAACAAATTACAGCTTGCATTATATAAGCATGGATTCATAACAGGATTGGAAGAAGGTGATTAAAGAAAATGGAACAGATTAACAAGCTCACATCAGAATCAATTCTGGAAGAAGAAGTGTTTAATGAGATATTCAAGCAAGAAGATGAGATTTACAAGGCGCGTTTGACATTGACGCTTCTGGACAGGGCAAAAGGGCTTGGAGTAAAGAAGAAATTTGAGGATCTGTTAAAAGTCTACACAAAAGTACATAAGCAGATCCTTGAGAAAGAAAAACAAGAGAAACCTGTATCCGCATTAAATCAATGGACAAATTTCTCTGATTGCGAATACGACCGCATGAAATGTCTCAACTGGATGGCAGATGATGAGGGAATCAGGATTTCAAATACAAATCCAGGATCACCGGATATTATAGCCTGTTATCATCCGATTCTTCCAATCGAACGAATGAAAAACATGGAGACTGGAGAAGAGCAGATTAAGCTTGCATATAAGCGAAACGGTAAATGGTCTGAAATTATCGTTCCAAAGACAATGATTACATCCGCGACTAAAATCGTAGGGCTGTCAGCGTTGGGAATTTCAGTCACTTCGGAAAATGCGAAGTATCTGGTCCGGTATCTGTCAGATGTAGAAAATGCCAATGATGATTATATCAACATCCAATATTCCTCTAGTAAAATCGGGTGGATTCGAGATTATTTCCTGCCCTATGACAAGGATATTGTATTTGATGGAGATATGAGGTTCCGGCAGTTATACGAAAGTATCAGTGTAGGCGGCAGCAGAGCAGAGTGGTATGAACATGTAAAAAGGGTTCGTGCTACTGGAAGAATCGAACCAAAAATCATGTTGGCTGCAAGTTTTGCAAGCATTCTGATTAAACTGGTCGGTGCTCTCCCATTCTTTGTGGACTTATGGGGCGAAACCGAGGGTGGCAAAACTGTGACGCTTATGTTGGGGGCTTCCGTCTGGGCAAATCCGGGTGAATCACGATACATAGGAGACTTCAAGACAACGGATGTGGCGCTGGAAGCAAAGTCCGATATGCTTAACAATCTTCCATTAATTCTGGATGATACTTCAAAGGTGTCGGCTAAAATCCGAGATAATTTCGAGGGAATTGTGTACGACCTGTGTTCTGGAAAAGGAAAGAGTCGCTCCAACAAGGAGCTGGGTGTTAACCGGGAGAATCGCTGGCAGAATTGTATTCTGACTAACGGCGAACGACCGCTCGCTGGGTATGTCAGCCAGGGCGGAGCGATTAACCGAATTATTGAGGTTGAGTGTTCCGAAAAGATATTTGATGATCCACAGCTTACCGCAGATACTCTTAAAAAGAACTACGGATACGCAGGAATCGATTTTGTGAATGCAGTTAAGGAAATGTCCATTGACGATATAAAAGCCATGCAGAAGCATTTTCAGAGTCTTATACAGGATGATGATAAAATGCAGAAGCAGAGTATATCAATGAGTATTATCCTGGCAGCAGATAAAATCGCAACAGATCAGCTGTTCCATGATGGCCAGTACATTGACATTGAGACGGCTAAGAATCTTCTGACAGAGAAAGAAATGGTATCTGAAAACGAACGCGCTTACTGGTTCGTGCTTGATAAGATTGCCATGAACGGAATTAAATTCGATGATAACCCGGATATAAAAACGGAAAGATGGGGAATTATTGACAATGACCCGGTAGAGAAAACGTCGACTGCAATAATTTATAGCGCAGCGTTTGATGATTTATGCAAAATCGGAAGATTCTCCAGAAAAGCATTTTTGTCATGGGCTGTTAAGAAGGGGCTTGTGGAAACCGACAGCAGAGGTTATCCGACCAAGGCGAAAAAACTTGACGGAATTGTTACCAAATGTGTGTTTTTGAAAATTGTGGATGAAATTCCAAAAGGATTCGTGAATTGTAATGATGATTTTGAGATTACAGACGATATTGTGTTTGATTGACAAACAATTCGTTCAAAAGGTAACCGGGTAACCTAGGTAACCTTTGATTCTGTATATATATATTTGAGTATTTATATGCACATATTGAGTATAAAAGTTTCCCTATATGAGAAAGTCAGGGTTACTCGGTTACTCGGTTACCTACCTGTAAAATCAATGGTTTACACAAATTAGTACGGTTACTTTACGGTTAACAAAGGTTACTTATATTAAAATAATATAAATATATTATATT